GATTATGGTTTTTTTTTTTTTTTTTTTTTTTTTCTTTTTTAAGTGGTGTTTAAATAATAATTAATATATGATGATACCTATGGACAAACTTCTCGAACCCACTAAGGTTTATGAAATTGATGATGTGCTTGATAAAGTGCACGTTGATATTGACAACCAGTACAGTAAAAGTTTAAGCACTGACCTCGGTCTTGGTAAAAACATCGACCCTGTGTATAGCAACGGTGGGGAGAGTAAAGGGTTTAATTCTCTTGTCCGACTTCCTATTTTTCCTGAATGGTTCTTTACGGCTCGTATTGGCCAGCCTCGTAAGATTAACTATGTTGAGATTCGTAACTTTGCTCAGTCTCCTTGGGTTCAAATGGTTATGAATGCTATTAAGAAACAATTGTTAGTTACTGATTATCGGTTAACTAAAGTTGATGACCAAGACGAGAACGACTATATTGAAATGATTGATAAGGCTAATACATTCTTACGTAAAGTTAACGCTAATAAAGAAACTATTAACCAACTATCCATGGAGGGTGTAACCGATATTTGTGAGATTGATGCATTAACTTGGACTAAAGTGTACAGTGTTGATAGTTATGAAATGAAACAAGTTGACGTGTATAACGACGTTGGTGATGTTGTTAGTACTGAAGAACGACCTGTTCTCAAACCTTTTGGTCAACGTAAACTTATGGAGTTGCGCAGTGCAGACCCTGCTACTTTCTTAAAACAAATAGATATTTATAAAACTCTTACAGCCTTTTATCAGTACAGTTGGAAAAACCCACGCAGTAGTCCTGTTCGTTTTGAACCTGATGAAATAGCTTATGCGATGCTTAACCCTCGTTCTTACAAAGTATATGGTTTTAGTCCTGTACAAGCTATCCAACAAGTATTAGAACTGTTAATTCAAGCAACAAGGTACAATAAAGATTTCTTCAAGAACAATGCTATTCCAGATGCAATCATTGGGTTACCCTTGGCTGACCGTGACAGTCTTAATGAATTTAAATCTTCTTGGAATCAAAGCCTTAAAGGTAAACCTCACAAGTTAGCATTCCATAATAGTGACGTTAAAGTTGAACATTTTAGTAAATCTAACAAAGATATGGAATGGTTAGGTGGACAAAAATGGTACTTCCATTTAGTGTTTGCTGTGTTTGGTTTGAGTCCTCAAGAAGCCGGTTTTTATGAAGACAGTAACCGCAGTACTAGTGATTCTCAAGAACGTATTAGTGTACGTAATGCAATCAAACCGTTCTTTAAACTTATCGAAGACGTTCTTAATAATGATATTCTTCCTGAACTGTTCCAACAAGAAAATCTTCCTATCAAGTTTGAATTCTATGCTCCAGACCATGTCGCTGAAAAGATAGAGTTTGAACAAAAGATGAAAGAAGTAGAACTGGGCGCAATGACTGTTAATGAATACCGTGCTAGCCAAGGTCGTTCTCCTGTTGAATGGGGGGATGTGCCTGCTAACAAGACGGCAGAACCTGAAGAGTCTAGTGAAGCTTCTCCTGATAAAGTTGACGATAATAAACAAAAATCTTTTAGTTATTCTAAGGCTTTCGAGAGGTTTGTAGATAATGCCAGTGAGTAATGATAACAGGCAACCTACAACTGAAGAGTTAAATGATGTAAATCAGGATACTGTTCAGTGGGCTGCTAAAGCAAAACGAGTAATGAATGTTGATGGTACAGGAACACCAATTTCAACAACCAATCCTATTTCGGTAAGAGAACAAAATACTAGACGTACTACTTTTGAAGAGTTTTTAGTTGCTACTCGTACTTCAAGGTTTAACTTTAAACCAACATGGGGGGTTAGCGAGCTTAGAGACGTAGTTACTGAAACAGGTACAGGCGCTAGTGTTGGTGAGACTGGTGGAGAGTTTAAAGTTTCTACTGGTACAGCAACAGATAATGTTGCACAAATAGCTACTAAACAACGGGGGCAATACCAAGCAGGGACTCAAGGTGAGGCAGGCGTTGGTATTCGTATTCCCACAACCCCCACTGGCACACAGTTTGGAGAGTGGGGGTACTTTGATGACCAGAACGGTTTTGGGTTTGGTGTTGATGTAACAGGTATTTATGTGTTTATTTTAGAGTCTGGTACAAAAACTAAAACGTATCAAGATAATTGGAACCTTGATAAAGTTGATGGCACAGGAGATAGTGGTGTTACTCTTGATTTAAGCGACGGTAACATTTTTCAAATCGACTTTACTTGGTATGGTTATGGTGCTATAGAGTTCACTTTAAATACTACAGCTATTAATAGAAGTGTAGACTTACGAGTTCCTCTTCATGCTGTTACACAAACAGGAGAAGTAAGTGTTGTTGACCCTAACCAACCAGTTACTGTTCGTGCTGAGAACGGTGCAACTTCAGATACTAATTTTGATGTATATGTTGGTGGTCGCAATTTCTGTGTGGTTGATGGTATTAGTGAGCCACAAAAAAGAGATGTTCCTATAGAAGTAACAGGATTTTCAGTAACTAGTACAAGTTTTGTAGCTGCAGCAGCTATTCGTAAAAAAACTACTTTTAATGGTCGAAATAACAGTGTTAATGTTCGTTTTCGAGATGTGCAAGTAAGTACTGATAATCCAGTGATTATCAATGTTGACATAGGAGGTAGTGTGACTGGAGGAACATGGTCTTCTCCAAGCGATGTTCAATCAGCAGAAACTGCTATTGAAACGAATACAACATTTACTGGAGATACTGCCTATACTAGTGCTGGTAAATTCTTAGTTTCTAGTGATAAAAATACTCCTACAAACCAAGCATTTACCGAGAGTGTTATCGTCGGTGATACTGAAACATTAATTATTTACATTAAGAAAACAACAAATACTGATGCTGTTGTAGATTTAATTATTGACATTGAGGAAGAATGGTAAATGATATTTGAAATACAATTTAAAACATTTATGGACATGTACAAGAAAGATAAACAGTTCAGAGCTTGTGATTTATATTATAAAGAAAACAAGGACAACTTTGAACTATACTTTCAATCACACAACCATATGGCACATAAAACCACAGTTAAACGTAGTACTATAGAAGCCTTTGGTGAATCTTACGGTGCAGACGCTACTGACGCAGTGGAAGACTGGAAGGCAGACTATCTTAACGAAGCAATAGAATTAGAAGTCGAAGAGAAAGAAATAGAAACCGTTTATTTTTCCAAAAATGTCGATGCAGACTTTGTGATTGATGAGAGTACGCCTTATGATAATTTATACACTTCTATTGTAGACCAATGGGAAGAAAAGGTTATAGCTAATATTCCTAAATTACAAAAGATGCAGAAAGGATTTGGTGATTTTATATCATCAGTATTTAATACTATCAACACAAAGTCTTTCTTAACAGTACTTCGTAGAACTATAAAAAACAGTGTTCTTGATGGTGTAAGTCAAGTTGAAGAAGAACAAAACACCCAAGTTGGTTTTACTTTTGGTATGAGTGAACGAGTAAAGGTTCTTGAGAACCAACAACTAAACGGTTACCGATTGCCAGACGGTAAAGCATGGCCAGGTATCAAGGGACAAACTAAAGAATTACAATTTAATATTTTAAAAAGTGTAGAAGAAGCAATCAAGAACAAAGAATCCAATGAATCTATTGCTGCTCGATTACGAGGAGATTTTAATCTTTCTAAGGTTAGTGCGGAGCGCACTGCAAGAACAGAAACAACAAGGTTCATTAATGAAGGCAAATCAGCTAGCTATAAAGAAATTGGTATTGATGGAAAAATTTGCGAAGCTGTAGGAGACAATAAAACAAGTGAACTTTGTACCCGTTTATGGGACAAATACAAAGATAGTCCTATTGCTTTAGATGAACCATTTATTGATGATGTGACAGGTAAACAATTCTCTACACCACCCTTCCATGTTAATTGTCGTTGCGTTATTGGTGGACGAAAATTATAATTTTTAAGTGGTGTTTAAATAATAGATAAATAAGATAGTTATCATGCAAAAAGCAACTCATGACGACAGAATAGTAATGCATTCTGTTGTTTCAAAAAATTCCGGCGGAAAATTTATCGCAGTTTTATCAGATGATAGTATAGACCGTGACGGAGAGAAAATGTCTTCTGAAGCACTAAATAAAGTAATGAAAAGTGACGGTTACACGGTAATATTGTACGACCATGAAAATAAGGTAATGAACCAAGTAGGTGAATGGACTAACAAACGTATAGAAACAATTGATGGTCATACTGCTTTAGTTGCTGAACCTAAATTTTACGAATCCAACCCTAACGCTAAGATACTAAAAGGTATGTTAGAAGAAGGTGCAAAAATGGGAGTATCTATTGGTGCAATACCAAAAGACTACCGTATGGAAAAAATAAACGGTAAAGACACTAGAGTATATACTGATTTAGAACTATTGGAAGCGTCATTTGTTGCAATCCCAAGCAACAGACATGGTATGGCGATGGCTGTAGCTAAAATGGCAAAATCAATTAAAACATACGATGAGGTAAACAAAATGGAAAAACATGAAGAACTCCAGAAAAGTTTAGAAGACGTAAACAAACAACTTTCTGCTAAAACAGAAGCTTTTGATGAGTTAACTAAAAACTTTGAAGGTGTAAACAAACAATTAGAATCAGTTACTAAAGAACTAGAAACAGTTCAAGAAACTGTGAAAGCTTTAACTGTAGAAAAGGAAACTTTAGCAGAAGAAGTGGAAAACAAAGAATCTGAAAAAGCAGAATTACAAAAAAACCTTGAAGAAGCACAGAAAGTAGCTAAACATAAAGGAAACGTAACTCTACAAGAAGATGAAGCAAGAGAACAATTAGAAAAGCAAGTAAAAGAAAGTGTTGACAAAGCATATTCTCATCTAGCTAACTAATTTGAGGTAAAAAGAAAATGAAAGCAATGTTTAAATCAATTTCAAATGAATTTAACCAAGACGTAGCATTTAAATCAAGTTTCTCAGATGAAATTAACGTTTATGATGATGCGTTCGAAGGTAAAAGTTTTGAATACTACAACCCAATGAACCGTGTAAACACTAAAGGTTTATACGAAAAAGCTGTAGCTAAATTAAATAGCACAGTAGAACAATTACGAAAAGCGAGTATTGATACTCAAACTGGTGGTCCTGGTACTGCTGGTACAGCATTAATCCCTGTGTACCCTGATAGTCAAGTTGTTGACCGAACTATTCGTGAAACTCCATTACGTACTATGATGCCACGACGAGCTGTTAAAGGTCTTACTTACGATTATATTCCTAAAACTTCACAAACTGAAGCAAGTTGGGAATTTGAAGGCGCAAGTATTGCAGACCAAGTTGACATCTACGACCGTGTAAGTGTACCTATTAAATACTTATACGCTAAAGGACGACTTACTGGTCCATCCATTGCAGCAATGCGAGGATTTATTGACCCAGCTCAGTTAGACTTAGCTAGTAAAACTAAAGGTATTCGTGAAGCAGAAGAAGAAGCAATTATCAACGGTAATACTTCTACTAACCCAGAAGAACCAAACGGTTTAATCACTTTAATTACAACTAACACTACTGATAAATCTAGTGCTAATGTAACTCTGGCTGATTTACGAGCTGAATATACTACAACTTTTAACGCTAACGGCCAAGTTAGTGTAGCAGTTACAGATGCAGCAACACATAATTACATTAAAGGTTTACTATTAAGTTTCCAACGACAAGTAGAAAACCCAAGTGAACGTGTGATGGGATTCGGTATTCCTGACGCTTTCGAGTTTGACGGTGTAATGTTTATCAAAGACCGATTCATGCCTACATCAAGTGGTTCACGTAGAATCTTATTGTTAGACATGAGATACATCTTTATGGCTGTACTTCAAGATTTAACTTACGAAGAAAAATTCAGTGAAAACGACAACTACCCGTACTTACTTAAAGAATACGTAACTTTAGTTATGACTTTCGAAGCAAGTAGTGCGCAAATTTACGGTATCGCATAAGCGATACCCTTTTATTAACGAGGTAAAATAAAAATGGCAGATATAACAAGTACATGTGAATTCATCGTAGACCCTGTTGGACAAATTAAGCATATTGCGATTATTACTCCAGCTGGCGCAGCTACTGGTGATACAATCGATTTAGGTAGTGATACTGCAGCAAATGCAAAAGTAAAAACTATTTTAAACACTTTAGTCCAAGATGATTTAGGTGCAGATAAAACAGCTACATGGGTTCCTGCAACTGGTGTTATCACACTAGGAACTATCACAACTGGAATCCATAACTTACAAGTTTGGGGATTAGGTTAAGATGGCAGACGTTACTGATGTAGTTTCTTTAGTCTCTAGCATTCCAGAAATAGAAGTTATTACTTGCGTAGCAAGTGACGGAGAAACTTACACTAGTCAAAAGTTTGGTGCTATTGTAGCAGCAACTGTTAGTAAAAATAGCGACTCAGACGCAGCAATCAATGTTACGTTTTCAGGAGCTGTAGCTACTATCAATTATGCTTCAGCGTCAGACGCCCCAGTAACTCTAGTATTATTTGGTAATCCAGGTAACTAGAATTTTTCTTTTTTATTTTTTTTCATTTTTACGAGGTATAAAATAAAATGGCAGCAGGCGATACAGAAAGTTTAACAATCTCAGCAAGTGACACAGATGCAGAAGTAAAGGCAGCAGTAGAAGCCAAGTTTACTACAGTAGCATCAGGTGACATATTCATTACAGCAAACCATGGTGGTTTTGTGCGTATTATTCAAATCAAAACAGCATAGGTAGATAACATGAAAGTAAAAAATATTTCCAAAAAAACAATTTCAATGAAGGCAAGTTTAAACAAAGACTCTCCTATGGTTACTTTACAACCAGGAGGAGTTGGTGAAGTTTCAGAACGATGTTTTGTTGCCTATGGAAAATTTTTGGAAGAAGTTAAACCTAAAAAGAAAGCAGCGGTTAAAAAAATCGCTAAGAAAAAGGTTACTAAAAAATAACTATGGCGGACTACTTAACAGTATCGGACGTTATCAAAACAGCAGGTTTAGGTAATGAAGTTTTCGGCGAAAACCTTGGTGCAGGTGATGATAGCGAAACAAGTTTTGACTTGGCTAATCCCCAAGTTATTAGTTCTACTTATAGTTTATATTACGGTGCGAGCGGCTCTAATGACTTCACCTCTTTAACAGAAACAACGCATTATACTATAAACCTTGATTTAGGCACTATAGAATTAACAGATAGTGGTGTAACTGAACTCGGTACCAATGATTTATACGCGGATTATATTCATTCTCCAAAAGTAAGCGACTCAATAGTTAGTGGCTGGTTAGATGATTTAGAAGAAGAACTCGAAAGTCTAACAGGTAACTATTGGGGCGACGATACAACCACAACTAAAGTGTTTGATGGTCGGGAAACACCTGCTTATCCTACTACAAACAGTCCTTATGTCACAGATTATGATGACCAGGACATTATTCAATTAAACAATAAAGCTGTAGCATCAATTACATCCGTTAAGTTTCTTGCACAAGGCAGTGGTGCAGACAGAGTTATTGACAGTTCGGCTTATACATTTAACGAAAATGGTAGAATTGTTTTTTATAGCGAAAAATTACCAGTAGGTAAAGCAAACGTAGAAGTAGTTTATGTTCATGGTTATACAACTGGTCGACCAAAAAGAGTAGTAGAAGCAGCATCATTAATAGGAGCAATTAAAGCTTTTGCATATATCACTGGTGGTTCATACGACGAGGCTACAAGTTATACGTTAGGTCGTAAAGCAGTGACTATTGGTGAACAATACGTTAACATTGCACAAACTATAAAGAATTTTGAAGACCGATTATTTGGTAATCGTGATAAAATGCGACCAGGAGTTCTTGACAAGTTAGGCAGAGATTTCGCGGTGGTGGCTTGAAGTGCCACAAACTACAACGGGACTTAGTCGAACAAGTGGTGGAACTTACCAAACACTTAAGAGAACTACTGACGAATGGATGAAAATATTTGGTCGAACAGACATTTCTTTAACAACTAGAACTATTACACCAAACGCTAATGGCCGCGCTCTTAGTCAAACAGAAAGTTCTACAACTATAACTGGTGATTTACAATTCAGCAGTAAGGTTATGAAAGAATATATTGATTTAGGTGTGGCTAAAAGTGGTGATGGTGTATTGTTTGTTCCTGGTGATGTTACTATCGCTGTTAGTACTAATCTTGTTGAGTATTATATTACTGTAGATAGTGTTTCTTGGCGTATTGTTAAACAAGTTGAAGGAGAGGTTGTTGACCGACAAGTTCCCTATAAAGGGTTTATTGTTGAACAAAGACCATAATGCCAAGCGTAGAACTTGATATCGATGCGGGCGACATGAGTGATGAAGAGTTAAATACTCGCATTGCTATTCTTGGTGAGTTAATTATTTCTGAGGTTAAGAAGAACATTCGTAAAATGGACCTTATTGGTAGTGGCCAGTTGTTACAACGATGGTTTGCTGATTATTCTAACGGTGTTTTAACTATCGATACTGGTACAAAATATGGGTATTATATTGAATATGGTACTTATGAGTATTTTGACCAGTATGGTCTTGAGGATTATCCTGAAGTTCCTGACCCTAAGAAGAAAGATTTGCTCCGTAGTTTACGCAGTGCATATCCTTCAGGCATGCAACCATTTTCTCCAGTGAGAAGGGTATTATATAACCCAACTATCATGGAAAGGCTTGCTAAGGAGGCATTTAGGTAATATTTATAAAGAACGGGTGCATACCATATGGTATGGAAAGAAATTCTAAAGGTCAGTTTGTAACTGGAAAAACACCATTAAAAGTAGATGAAAAATACATTGTAGATAATTATAAAGACGGTAAATCTTTATCGCAAATCGCTAAAGCACTCAATATTAGTAATAATACTGTTATGCGAAGGTTAAAAAAATTAAATATACCTAGAAGAGAAGCTGGATTTAAAAAAGGGCATATTCAACATCCAGGGTCTAAGAAACATTGGTTTAAAAAAGGACAGCGAAGTGCTGCTTGGAAAACTGGTATTAGATATACATCAGGTGGTTATAGGGAAGTTTGGGTGCCTAAAAAACAGAAGTATGTCAGAGAACATCGATATATTATGGAACTACATTTAGGAAGACCTTTACAAGATGATGAACACATACACCATATAAATAAAAACATATTAGATAATAGAATTGAAAATTTACAAATTATGAGTCCAGAAGAACATGGTAGACATCATGGTAAAGAAAATTATGAAAATAAAACAAGTATGTTGTATAAAATAAATAATTCTTAGGGTATCAAGTGGTGTTTAAATACTAAAACGTTTTTAATTACATTGTCCAAGTGGACGTAAAACTTATACCAAGCGGTAGAACAATATGAACTTAATAGAACCCGAAGAAATATTAGCGCATTTTATACAATCACAAGTCACAGACTTAAAAGGTTCACGTTTATCTAGTTCTACTGAAACATTTGATGGTACAGGTGCACAAACAGAATTTGTGGTTACTAACGTTATTGCTGCTGTTACTGTGGTTAGTGTTGGTGGTTCTACTCTTTATCCTTATCAAGATTTCCAAATTGACAGGGATAATAAAACAATTACTTTTAACACTGCTCCAGCAAGTGGTACTGACAACGTGTCTATAACTTATTTGTATGGTACTCAGTGGGTCTTCCCAGATAAACCGTTAGATACATTGCGTGCAGTTTCTTACCCTAGAATAGGTGTTACTAAGCTTACAGAGAGCAGTGAACCCCAAGGTGCGTACAACGATGAAACATATGACACATTAACATTCCAGATTGACGTAGTAACATACAAAGACGCTGAACTTACAATCGACACAGAAACTAAAACTAACGCTGACGTGACTATGTACTTAGCACGGCAAGTGATAAACAAAATAAAAACAACATGGAGAAATCAATTAAACACTAAACTGTTTAATCCTATTTTAATAAGTAATGACCCACAGCCATACAATAGTGGACAAAATACTCATCGAAGAATAGTAGAATACAGGTTTAACGCGTTTAATATAGGTGCATAATTATGGCAAGACAAGATAGAATATTTACAAGAGGAATGTACGGCGGTGAAACAACGTACGGTACAGCAGCAACTCGGACTAACGAGATTAGTAGACTACAACAAATTAATTGGACAGAAGATAATGGCTTAGTTTATGAACGTGGTGCAGGTGAAGGAGTTAACGTACAAAAAATATACTATGGACCGTACAATACTAGTGCAAACATCACATTTAACGTGAACGATTTTGACTTTCTTAAACACTGGGTTGGTCCTAAAACAGGAGCGGGTACATCTGGTGATAAATACACATTAACTGAAGCTACAGATATTGAAGCTAATACTACAAGCTTACAGCCTTTCAGTTTAGAAATGACAAACACTAGCGAATCTAGTGATGATGTTGCTTTAATGCTTGGTGCGATTGGTAACGATTTTACTTTATCAGGCAGTGTTAATGGTATTCTTAGTTGTAGTGCTAACTGTTTTGGTAGAAAAACTACTAGACCAGCAAGTGCAACCAGTTATACTCCTGTTACAGAAAACAGTTATATTATGCTTGGTGGAAGTTGGAAGTACGGTAGTACACCAACAGCAGTAGACGGTATTAGAAGTTTCACTCTTAATTATGGTAATGGTATTACTCCTGATGACCACCGTGACGCGAACAGTCGGTTTGTTAACAAGGCTACTCTTACTAACCGTAGTTATTCTGGACAGTTAGTTATTGCTATGAGTAAAGCACAAGCGGACATAATATATGCTGATTTTTATGGAGACACTATAACTAATGGTCCAGAAGATGGTAGTACAGCAAGCGAGTACACAGCAGACTTAGAGTTCAATGTGAACCTTGTAAACGGTAGTAAAAACGCTAACATCTGGTTAGACCAAGTAAGCATTGACAGTTTAGAACGAGGCGGTGGTGTAGACGGTGGGTTAGTATTAATGACTGTTAACTTTACAGCTAAAGAAGCAAAAGATAATACTCCTATAACTTGGTGGACAGCATAATGTTTTGGAAAACTAAACTAAGCGAGGACTTCGTAGAATTACCACAAGGTAAAGTTTACTTCAAAGAACTTACTAACGGTATTGTAAATGAATGTATGACTTTAGCATCACTTAAAGGTGGGGCTGTTAATAACAATCATTTCTACCGATGTTTAGAATACAAACTATTAAACTTATCAAATAAGAAAATTAACGCGTTAACTCCACGTCAAGGTAATAAGGTTCGTGAGAAACTAAAAGAAATACTGTTACGTCACGAAGTTATTACAGAAGATAGTGGTTTTAGTGAAATGGAAAAACAACAACTCGGTGAAATGTTACAATCGAGTTTACAAAATTTAATGAGTAATAAATAATGGTCGCAACTGTAAAAATTAACGCTAACCGTAACAGCGGGCAAGTTCAAGGTACTAGTGAGATTGGAAAGCTTACTAAAGTTATGACTGACTTTAAGAACGCTTTTGTTAAAAACACAAAACTAAGTCAGTCAGGCCTTGGTGGAGGAGGTCTTTTAGCTAGAGGCGGTTTGTTTGGATTACTTGCTGGTGCAACAGGCGCTGTTTTTGGTGCAGAAGCTGAAAGAAAAAAACAAATAGGCGGTCCATCACAAAACCAAGCAAATGATATTACTGGGTTTGACCCAATGACTGGAAGTCGCAATTTTGACTTTGACCCAGCAACTATGAACGGAGAAGATGTTTTTGTTAAAACAAATTCTAAAACCGGCGAAATATTAGAAATCCTTACAAAAAGAGAAGCAGAAGAGCAAGGTCTTCTTGATAAAACTGGCAAACTTAGTGGTTATCTTGATGATGCTAATGGTATTTGGGATGAACAAACTAAAGATGCAGCAGCAATAGGAGAAAAAACAATCCTAACTAAAGAAAATCTTGACAGTATAAAATCTAGCACTGATGAGGCAGCAACGTTATGGGGTGAAATTGTTACTACACTAAGAGAAAAGAAAGTAGAAGTACAAAGAATTAGTCTTGATATATCAGGAAACAGGGCAGGTACTGGTAATTTTGGAGCAGACATTGCTAGTAATGCTTTGCCAAATCTTTATCCTTCAGTAAATGATTACTTAGGTGGTCGAGGAATACAACAATCGGTGATACGAAGATGACAACACCATCATTAAGTTTCTTAACAGGAACAGAAAATTTAGGTCTTGTGTTTAGAGATAGTTCTCAAACTAATGTTAAATTTATAGATTTCAATATTCCATTAAGTAATAGTGCAAACCGGTTTAGTTTCAACCTTGGTGGTAAACTAAAAACTTTTGTTATACAAGGTGCAACAAATGGCGATGGTTGGGATGGTGCAACCACAGAACTAAAACTACAAGATTTTATTTCCACAATGGACACGTTCATTGATAACGACGGAGAACAGTTGACAACAACGTACACTAATAGTATTGGTTTAAGTTATATTGTTGATATTGTTGATTGGCAATGGAGTAAAAGCCGTGATGACCCTAACCGTATTTTATACACACTAATAATGAAGAGGACTGCTTAAAATGCCAGCAGTGCAACTATGGAGTTTTTTATTAGACGGAATTGAAATAAAAGACTATGTACTTGAAGGTAGTAGTGTTTATCGTACTAAAAAGAGTACTGAAGCAGACGTTGCTAATTTATTTATCGCTCCAAGTGTTACAGCTGTAATAACTCCACAAAACGGACAAAGCATAGTTATTAGCAGAGGAGACACTACAGCCACAGAAGAATATATTTTTCGAGGTGTAGTTGAACGATTTGATAATGAAACTAGCAATTGGGTTGTAGATTGTGTAAGTGAATATACAAAATTAAAAACTAGCTTACTTACAAAAAGTTACGATAAAAACATTGATACAGAAGCTGGAGAAGTTTCAGCTATAGCAGAAGATATTTTTACTGGAGCAAATTTTACAGTAAGCACAGTCGCCACAGGAGTTGCCAGTGGTGATGTAGTTCTTGATAAATTTATTAGTAGACGTAACAGTAGAAGCGAACGATTAGAAGTACTAGCAGAACTTGTAGGGTATCTTACTAGTTATGACTACCAAAACGCTCAGGGATTATTTCAACCAATAGGACACACACAAGTAACCACAGCCTTAACTGTAGGAGGTAATGTATATAATATTCCATTGTGGCAAGAAGATAGTGGCGGAGTGCGTAATGTTATCTATGTAGACGGAGCGTTTGTTGAAGACAGTGGTTATCAAGAAACTTTCGATGGTGATGGTGCTGAAGATACGTTTCAGTTAACAAACGATTTTGCTATCACACAAGTAAAGGTAACTGTTGATAGTGTAGTGCAGATTCTTGGTGTTGAAGATAGCGGTAGTACTTTTGATTATAGTTTTGATTCAGACCTTAAAAGAATTACATTTCAATCTGGCAGTATTCCGGCAAGTGGTACTGATAATATTGTTGTAGATTACACTGTTAAAATTCCATATACAAGTGTGGCAAGTGATGATACAAGTATTGAGACATATAATGGTGGTGTTGCTAAAGAAGAAAGTTTTACTTTTAAAGATTTATTGAGTGTTAATGATAGTGATAGTCGTGCAGAAGCAATACTTGAACGATTAAAAACAGCGCCTTTACGAACAAAACTATTAACAGATTTACGATTACTTAACCCAGGTAATTTAGTTGAAGTTAATGATATAAATAACCCACAATATAATGATACATATGTTATTCAGAGTATTAAAACTACTTATCCTAATCCTGTTGACCAAGTAGAAGTTGGTGATGTTGAATTTAACATTAACGATTTTATAACAAATGTTAATGATAGACTACGACAACTTGAAGGTGACAATGATTTATTTAGTGAAATATTACGACAAATTATTCAAATCACAACCAGTATGAAGTTGCGAACTAGAGAGCTGATAAAGGAAAGTTTTGACGTTTCTACAACCACAGATTTATACTGGGATAGCGCAACTAATGGCACTTGGGATGATTTTAACTGGGCAGACGATACACCAGAAACCTTCACAGAAGAATATGTTATACCAGGAAACAACACGTTTGAAGAGTATATTTATGATACTGATTATTATGATAGTGTTAATAGTGTTGGTGTTACTTGGAACACTTCAACAAAAACTATTACTATAAGCGATGTGTTATACACTAAAAGAATAGCTCTTGGTGTAGCTTATCAATATTTTACGGTGTCTTTTGCCTCAATATCTGGAACTAGTGATTATACAGTAGAGATAAGTGGTGATAATAAATCAACGTGGCAAACAGTAACACAAGGATTGCGGACATTGTTTTCATCAAGTGACGGAAGCGGTGTTTATATACGAGTAACTAATAATGCAGGTAGTGGTTGGCCAACTCCGTTTGGAACGTGGGGCACAGTGGCTGCTGACTTAATAATAGCAAACACGTATTCATCACAAGATGTGTACTTACTACCTGGAATTAAAGTTATACTAGAGGAATGATAAAATGGCAAGATTAAATTTTACAAGCACATCAGGAAGTGGTTTTTTAGAAACAGACTATGACCAACTAGTTGCGTTGTTTGAAACCGGAGCTGACGATGTGGAATTTTTTGATGTAGAAAAGCTCAGTATAAACGGGACTTTGGTTACTGCAACTGGTACGGAGCTTAACTATGTTGACGGGGTAACTAGTTCTATTCAAACACAACTAGATACTAAAATAACGGAAAGCAGTACAGACACACTAACGAACAAAACTATTGATGCAGATAATAATACTATTTCTAATCTTGCTATTGGTTCAGAAGTATCTGGTGCAAGTACTGACTTAACAGACACTGCAGACTTAACTTATAATGCCGATACTGATGTTAGTGCTAATGGTTGGGTTGTTGATGAAGATGATATGAGTAGTGATTCTGCTACAAAAGTCCCTACACAACAAAGTACAAAAGCTTATGCTGATACTAAAGGCGATAAAGAACTTACTCTTAATGCACAATCAGGAACTACATATACTCTCGTGTTAGCAGATAGTGGTAAGTATGTTCGTTTGAATAATGCTTCAGCTATTACTATGACTGTTCCTCCTAACTCCAGTGTGGCTTTCCCTACAGGAACACAAATTGTTCTACGACAAGTTGGTGCAGGACAAGTTACGGTAGCAGAAGGCAGCGGTGTAACAATTAATACTTCACAAACACTATTATTACGCGCTCAACATAGTACGGCAACTTTGATTAAAGTCGGTACTGACGAATGGGATTTAGCAGGAGACTTAGAGGCAGCATAAAGATGTTAAAAAGATGGAATAAGAAAGGGATGATTGCTTTTAATCACGGAGTTTTTGCTAGTACGGTTACTGGTGCTGCTCCTGTTGCTGATACTGCTTTCTCCATCATTGGTAGTGAGAATATTGTGGCTGCTTATAAGCTTCGTTATAATAGCCTTGATTTCAAGAGTGGTAATGATGGTACTGATAATGCTATAGCTTACGAAACAGAAGCCCCTACCAATTTACCAGGAAGCGCCCACTTTAATGCTAGCACTAGCTATATACAAACTTCCAGGTTGGATAATGTTTCTTTTATTTCAGGATGGATTTATTTAGACACGGCCAGCCCTTCAAATTTATGGTTAATAGACAACCGTGATGTAGGAGGCTCTAAACCAGGTTGGGCCCTGTACTTGAATGCAGCTGGAGAGATAAATCTTACTAACGATATTGGTGCTAGTTCTCAAGCACTAAGAACTTCTGGCCTGTCTTGGAGTGCAAGTACTTGGTATCATATAGCAATAGTTATTGATTCTTCGGGTGGTAATAATATTTATAGAAATGGAGTGTCTCAAACTCTTGGCGCAAATACTATAACCGGAGATTCTTTAACAAACCAAACAGACACCTACGCTTATATTGGGAGTGCTGATGGAAGCCTTTTGGAGTTTGATGGAAACATTTCTCAGTTAATTGTCGGAACTTCAGTACCTTCTTCGGATAATATTTTAGCCCTTTACAATAGCGGCGATGGTGTTGAACTTGGTGAACCTGATAGTTTATACAGTGAAAGCTTAACAACTGGTCTGCAACTTGCTTGTGAATATAACCGTAATGCTAACGACCAATACTCTACACATGACGGCACGGTTACAGGAGCAACACTTACTGCTATCAATTCAGGAAATCACGGTTACGCTTATACTTTTGATGGTGTTAATGATTATATTAGTCACGGTGCAGGTTTAGACATTACTAGCGCTATAACTGTTGAAGCGTGGGTTAAAAGTCCCACAGGTTCAGGGGACGAATACATTGCCGGAGAAGATGACGGTACTAACCGTAACTGGTATATTCAACGTACAAACACAGGAACTAGTTTTGTAATATTTATTGGAGGAACTGCTTATACTGCTACAGACACTAGCGAATTACCTGATGATACTATAGCTCACGTTGTAGGTATTTATGATGGTAGTACGGTTAAGATTTATGTTAATAATTCTATTGGTGCAACTACTGCAAGTATTACAGGCAGTATTGATGCTGATGCTGTTAATGTAGAGGTTGGTCGTAAAGGAGATTCTTCTAATTATTTCACTGGAGAAATTCTTACTTTTAGAGTTTGGAATACAGACAAAACAAGTTCAATAGCCGCTCTTTACAATTCTGGTAACGGTGTGACTGTTGGTAGACCAAGCGTGATTACTGACCACGGAAGCTTAAGTACAGATGCAAGAAGTTATTGGAACTTTAACAGTGACGCTACTGATGAGGTAGGCAGTAACGACCTTACAGTAACTGGCGCTACCAACGCCACAGGGTTTATAGGTAATGGTTACACTCTTGACGGCACGGGAGATTATTTACGTAAAACATCCATGGCGTCTTTTGGTACTGCGTTCACTATAGCTGGTTGGATAAAGTCTACTTCTTCTGCTAACGTTAGAATAGTTAATTTCAATGACGGCACGAACAACGAGTTCCTAAATTCAGGGTGGAGAAGCGACGATACTATTCGTTTGCAACCCGTAGATAGTACGAGTACTTTATTTACTGCTTATACTAGTGCTTTAGAAACTGATAAATGGTATTTCTACGTATTAACAGCTAATAGTCCTTCTTGGAAAGTGTATGTTGATGGTGTAGAAGAAATAAGCCAAAGTGCGGCTTTTAATTATACGTTAAGCAACCAATTTACTCTCGGAGCGGACAATAACGGAAATGCAGGGTTTGCAGGGCAATTTGATGAGTTCTTCTTTAGCAATAAAGGATTGACTGCTGGAGAAGCCGAAGTATTTTTTAATTTAGGAGATGGTTTAACTTACAGTTAATGAAACGAGGAAATAGAATATGACAACAACATACGTATTATGGGAAACACTTTACACTAACGCTGGAGGAGCACACCCAGGCAAACAAGCAGAACAGAACTGGCACCGACAAACAGACCTTACCTTTAGTGAGTTAAGGTACGGCGGTAACAGTATAGACGCTAGGTTTTTAGGACGAGTAGAACACTCAAGCACAGAACAACTAAACAGTTTTTTACAAAGCATGAGACTATTTAATATGCAATCAGTAACGCCAACAGAAGCAGTAGCTTACTGTAACAAAGTAGAACCAGTAAGCGAAGAGCACACTATAGACTTTCCAAACGGATACTTCGAGCTTGATGCTGATGGGGTAACTATAATTGATAACAAACCAGTAGAAAATATCTAAGTGGTGTTTAAATAACAAATAAAGAAGTAATATACTATGGTAGATACAAATGCAGTAAGCAACAACGATGGCAGGAAAATATATATGTACACTGCTAATACTAGCAGAGGTAGTTTATCAACTACACAATATTTGCCATTATCTAAAGTTCGCTTAGGTATAAATCAAACAACACCAGTAATCACAGACACTGAACTTGACGAAGCTATTCCTATTAGCGATGGTACAGCTAATGATGACGGAAGCAACCAACTAACAGGTAGCAGTGGTGGAGATAACAGCACCGATAACTCAACAACGTTTAAACCTGGTGCAGGTGTTAGTGATGATACTGCACAAAATCTTATTGCTAATGATACTAACGCTACTAAAATTTGGACTATAAGTGATTTATCCAGCGCAGGAACAAACATAGACAGTTCTTATTTTGTTGGATTATGGGTTTATATTTTAGACGCTACTGCTCTAGCTAAATTTGTAACAACAGGTGCAGCTTTAGAAATAAAATTGGGCAGCGATTCTAGTAATTATTACAGTAAAACATACACTGCAAGCCAACTAAGTACTGGCTGGCAATTCTTAAGCATGGGGTTAGTAAGCGACCTTACAGAAACAGGAACAGTAGGCAGTCCTATTGACACATTCATTATAGAAATTACAACAAACAACACAACAGACACTTTTGTTGCTGGGGATGTTGTTTATGATTTATTACGAACATGGCAATACAGTGATACAATAAAAAGTTATTTAACAGGATTCCCAAGTATTAATTTAACAAACTTAGAAGTGACTAGAAGCGCTTTGATTACAACAACTGAAGCTAATGGGTTCTTAATTGATGGAATATCATATGTAAACGAAGATGATACTCCACTAATGGGTGCACTTGGTAAAATAACCGCTGACAGTAAAAGCAACACTGACCAGTGGCGAGTAACACAACGAGAGAGGATATTATAATGGTAAATATATTTACAGGCGGCACAGGTGCTGTTGGGAGTCAAGTAAACACTAACTTTAACGAAACATTGAACTTAAGTCTTAAACAGGCAGCAAGACAATCTTTATTAGGCACTACACAAACGTTCTCTAGTGACGGTACAGACTTGTTCGCAGATAGTTTTGATGAAGGAGAAGGAATAAATTCTAGTATAAACATGAATAATTCTACAGCAACATATAATTCCGTCGATGAAACATTTCAGTCAAGAGTGGATAACGATGAAGCTGCTGCAGACACTACGCATTCTGTAGACACAGGTGTTTCTTGGTCTAATACTGCTGATGCGTTTGACAATGATTATTCTACGGCAGCAAGCACAGCGTTTGGTTCAACGGGAGTTTTAGCTTTAGGAAAGACTTTTGGTGCAAAAACGATTAAATATGTTAGCTTTTTAGCATTTGTTACAGCAGGACCACCAACCCAATCAGGAACAGTTACTTTACAAACTTATAACGGAAGTGTCTGGAGTGATGTTTCAGGCACTGCTACAACTTACAGTGTAAGTAGTAATTCTCTGTTTATAGGCGGTACTTTTGAAGTCGATGCTAGTGTTCAAGGTGTTCGAGTAGAATTTAATATTACTGCTGCACAAGGCTCTATTCAAGTAAGAACTTTAGAATACAACACCGATTCTACATTGCAGACAGGATATGTTGAGTTAACTATTCCTACAGGAACTTTCTCGGCTACAGTGTCTAAATTACAAGGTACAGCTATTGTTTCTGCTACCGAAAGTGACGCCGCTATTAACTGTAAATTACTTAATGGTTCAGAAGATAGTGGATGGAAACCTATTAATGAAATAGGAAGTTTTACTGCTTTCACGACAGAACCTACAAAGGCACAGTTTCAGTTAGTACTTGCAACAACACCAACAGTAGGTTATCCGAGTATTAAAGCAGTAGCAATTAAAGGGTGGAATTAGATTGAACATAATTAGATACATATATGATAAGTACTTCCGAAGAAGTAACGAGCCTTTACAGAGAGCTAGTAAGAAAGATTACAAGTACGAAGAGTACTTCCCTATTTCTGGAAGCTCTCAAGAGACTGTAGATAACGTCAAACCTCACAACCAAATCTACAATCAAGGTCGTTTAGAAGCTTGTACTGGTTATGCTATAGCTTATGTTATAGAAGATGTGCTGCGCAAGTATAGTGGTAAGATTCGTATCAATCCTTTATTTAACTGGTTCATGGCAAAAGCTAAACACGGTTATCCGCTTGCTAACAAAGGAGTATTCGCAAGGTACGCTTGCAATAGTGTATGTAAAGACGGTATCATAAGGATGTCTCATTGGAACAATACAAGCGATTACAAAGAGTTTCCACCACAACCAATACTAAACGTAGCAAAAACATTCCAACAGCTTTATACAGCTAAGAAAGTAGGCCGATGGGCATACTACAATACTACTCTTTCTCAAGCTGACGAGATACTATCAAACGGATACAATATACTATTTACTATATCATTAAACAAAAGTTTTTACGGTAACACCACAGGACTCATTGCTGATTGCATACCAAACGGCTACTGGCACAGAATGGTACTTGTGGGTTACACCTACATTGAAGGTGTAAAACATTACAAAGTAGCAAATAGTTGGGGGCGACGATTCGGAGACAAAGGGTACTGCTACATTCCAGAAAGTTACATGAAAAAAAGTGGCAGAGAATATTACGTTATTAGAGAAAAGGTGAGTCGATAATGATGGAAGCAGGGTATTCTATAAAAGATATCATGGACCGTATGGACAAACACTTCGAAGTGTTAAGCGAAGAAATAAAACATAACCGAGAAATCAGTGACCGCATGGATGATAAACAAAACCTTGTGTTACAACGAATAGAAGACCATGTTAAAAACACTAATGGCAAAGTGGCTAAGAACCTTAAAGAAATTGCAGAATTACAAACGACTAAAGCAGACAATAGTGAATTACAAACAGTAAGAAAATATTCTGTAGGAAACTACGCAAGGGACCACCCGGGAAAGTTTATCTCCTTCTTGACGGGAGGCAGCGGGTTAAGTTATGTACTTATTGAGTGGATAAAAAAAATATTATAAAAATATGAGACGTGAATAAAATGGAATGGAAAAAAATATTGTTAAGTTTTGGTAAATGGCTTTTGAAACTAGGCGCTAGTTTAGCTTTTAAATACGCAGACAAAGATAAGAACGGCGAAGTATCCGCTGCAGAATGGAACGCTGTTATTGAAGAGTTAGAATTATTAGTTTCTAAAAAATAAGTTTTTATTAGACACTGGTTTATTTCTTCTTTCGTGACTCCCCCACAATAACCAGTGTCTAATCTTTTTATTCTATCATACATATCAAACACTAAAAAAGTTAACACTCCTAGTAGGACGCTCTTTTCTGGTGTTAATAAATTATAGGTTGTTGTTAGTAAAGCTAAAGTAATACTTTGTAGAGCAACCCATAAAAGGTATTGTGCCTTGTTCATTTTGTAGGCCACACTTTATGCTTCCAACAAGTGCCTGAGTAGTTGTTTGCTAACTCTTGCATAGTTATGCTCGATAACTTATTAATTAGTTCTTGGTCTTCGCTTTCAATAGTTAAAATCATTCTTTAACCTCTTTTTCATCTACGTATTTTATTGTTTTCATCATAAATCCCTCGCTAACTCATAATATGTTCTAACAATATTATGCATTGGGGTCTCTTTAAACTCTCTATCGTATAACATTATTGCTCTAGTCATTACAGGCTCGTAAGTAGATGGGTCTGCATCAAACCTGTCGATAAGGCTTAACATCTTATCGTGTATTACTGTGTCGCTCTCTTTACTGTATGGTTGTAATAATTCTTCTAACATTCTTCATTCCTCCAAACCAAGTTCTTTTAACAATATATATTTTCGATTATCGTTAGGTAATCTCATTACAGCTTCTCGTACTCGTTGTTTACCAAGACAATATCTACTAATTTCTCCTCTGGTCATTAAACCCATTTCTAACTTTGCTAATCCAGGAAACATTTCTTCAAATTTTTGTTTATTTTCTTCAAATTTTTGTTTATTTTCTTCAATTATCATTTGCGTTACTTGTTTACTCATTGCCATTTTCTATTCCTCCTAATCGTTGCCCCAATATTCAGGATTGTTTTCTCTGTGCCATTCAAGATACTTTGCACTCATTCCTGCCGTTAAACGTCCTTTCAAAAACATCTCATATAGTTTTAAAGACAATGTGTGAACAAAATTCTTGTGTTCGCTCATTTCAAATCTATAATGTAGATACTGTTTGAATGCTTCTTTGTCCTGCATTAAATCTTCTGATTTCTCTACCCAATCCATTTTACATGTCCTCACAGTGTGTGGCGCACATTTCATCTTCGGCTTCTTGTGCGTAGTCAATATCTACTTGTTCTACTGCTTCTATTGTACTGAATCCGGACTGTTTGTAGTATCTGATTCTTTCTTCGTAGTCAGCCGTGTATAAATCTTGTGCATCTTTAGTTAAACTCATTGTACGTCCTCCACGCTGAACCCTAGTAGGTTATCAACTAATTGTTGTCGTGGTGTCATTTTTTCTGTGTAGCCGTATACTATCGCGTTTCTTGTTTTGAAATATTGGTTTATCATTTGTTATCACCTTTGATGTAATATATAAAATATATAAAGTATATAAACCTTTCTATTTTCTCACAGGAAAACGGACATTTAGCATAAAATTATAACACTTGGGGTCAAGAATAGCATCATCCTCAAGCTGGTATTTTAACTCAGTGTAAGAAAGCATCCATTTACTATCACAGATTGCGATTATTTCGCGTTTAAACGCGCTCTGACCATACTTGTCAATATCAACAAGCAAAGCCTTAGAGCTACCCCAATAAGACCGCCATTTAGACTCTACAACGCTTCTACGTTTACGGGTCTTGCCCTTCAAGGGAGGACGAGTAACCTTAGACCAAAAACTCTTCTGACCAATATAATACTTACCAGTGGCAAGATGGGTAATTTTGTACACGAACCCCCGCATATCTTTTGGTGCTTCTTTAGGTGCGTTTATCCAATCACTCATCTTGCAACCATACACGAGTCATCACAGGATGTCGAGGCAATCCGCCGTCTTTCTGGCCAACTTCCATACTCTTGTAATTCAACTCACAACCAAGGTATTTTTCACGTTCAGACCACATCTGTTCTTTTTCTTTATCAGTTGCAGCCACAACAACCTTTAAGTCTTGACCTTCATAGTCCACAACAAAGGCTGCAAGTTTATCAATAAGAATACGGTCGTCTTTCTTTTTAGAAGTAACAGAGTTACCCAGTTCATTAACAGTCTTTTCAGCATTAGGGTCAACCACAGTAGCTTGAACAAAACCTTTGATAATAGCAGACTTATCAATATATGGTTTAACCTTGTAGATAATGCCTTCCTTAAGGGTACCACGGCCAAACTTATACAAACCAGTTAGACTTTTTAACATCAGACCTTCATACCCATGTTTGATAGCCCACTCAAAAGCAGTTTTCACATCTTCAGCGTTATATACCGTTTGTTGTATTACTATCTCAACAGTACGTGGATTGGGTATATAGTCTTCTATTTCTTCAAGTAAAACAATTCTATCGCTAAAATCCAATACCATATCATTTATCGGTATGGCATCAAAACAGTGATATTTCAATTCATCCGGTAATGTTCGTTCTCCATATTTCTTAATAGTCTTAGGGTCTTCGTGGTCTTTGGTTATCACAAGACCGGTTATTTCTTGAAAAGATAAACCATGACCATATAACTCGCCATCAAGAATAATATCAGTTTCTCTGCACCACGCAAGTAAGTCTGCATACTTATCTTGTATCTGTTTGTTGGGTATTTGTTTTAAACTACGGGAGACAATACCGAGTTCAGGATGAATAATACATCTAATCCCGTCTAGTTTGTAACTAGCAAACTGTGGGTATTGAATGTCTTTTAAGTCTACTGCTTGATTCGGTGCAAGCATTGGTTTAAATTGTTTATTCATTTCTTTTCACTCTCCATAAATGGTTGCATCTCATTGTACAACTTTACTAAATCAATATCTGTTAAGGTTAGTTTAGCTTCCAACAGTTCTTCCACAGTACAATACTTAGAAGTCTTACCAGCACGACCAACTTTTCTATTTTTAATAAGATAAGCTACACCATCTTGTCCACCAAAATATCCTTGGCTAATTTGTGCCTGCAACTGACTAGGTTTCTTATACGACTTAGCTTCTTTAACCTTAAACTCTCTAGCAAGTAACTTGACGTTTTCAGGTTTATCTAAATATCTTTTAATAATAGATTTCATTTCTTCCTTTGGCATACTAGCATGTTGGTGTTCTAAAATATAAGGTTCAATTTCTTCTTTGTATAACTTTTTACCAAGAGCAGTTGCATTATCTTTAATGATAGGCAAGCCCGTGAGTTTTATTTTACCATCAGTTATATACAAATAATTCTTTTTAAGACCTTGATATGCTTTAACAAGCCGATTGGTTTTTACAGTATTACCCTCTTTATCTATTTTAGTTTTGTATATTTTATTACCATCATCGTCTAACTTTGGTTGCAAACTAAAAGGCCACTTAACATAACTCAAATAATCCTCAATATCAATGTTATATGTATCAACAGGGAAAGGAACGTTATCAGTAATCTTCTTAACAACCTTTTGTAAACATTCTCGTACATACCATTCTTCATTAGGAGTTCCAGAATGTGCAATTACAAAAATACTATCAGTATCTCCAGCAATAGTTTCAAACCCAAAGTCTTTCATCATATCTTCGGTTAAATGGTTAATCTGTTGACCTAACCAACAACAATCCCAACCACAGTTAGGTGTATAAACTTGTTCAAAGATAGGACTGCGTGCTGCACCATACAAGCTGTTCAAGAAAATCTTAACAGCGTACCGCTTAGGGTCATCCTTACTAAGAGTAGAACGAAGCACTAACTTTTTCTTAACATCCTCACACAAAGGGTGTGGTTGTGAAATATCATAATACCCTTTTACTTTGAACACATCATTACCATGCCAAATTTTTAAATCATAACGATTACCAGGAGCGATGCCAACTTTATCAATTTCATCCTGTGTTATCTCAGCGAACAAATTAAACATAGCAAAAATGTGAGGATACAAACTAGTAAAGTCTACGTACCAAACATTACGAGCTTCCTCGTACTTCGGTTGAATGACACGACCACCCATTTTTTCTTTCTCGCTGTCACCTTTTTCACCGTACGTCTCAGGAACACCTAGCGTATGGCAAGCAGCCTTGTACGTTAAAGACGCAATACTGCTCTTAATCCAAGATAAATTTTTAACATTACTATCACTAAGATATTCAGTGAATGGTAACCAGAAGTCCCAAACTTTCTCAAACATGTCTTTAGTAACCATAACATCAGCTTCTAAATATTTCTTGATGTCACTAACTTCTTCGGGAGTATAATCATCTTTAAAGAAAATCATGTAATCGATGTCACCTTTTTGTACATCAAGTTGCATACCTTGAGCAATATTTCTTAAACTGTTAGTGCCAAACTTGTAACCCATAAGAGCTCCACGGTTCTTAAAAGGTAAACCATCATGACGCTTGTAAGCACTACTACCAAGAATAACAAGTAAGTCAACTTGTAAAAACTTACCTTCAGGTATTAAATCATTATTATAACAAATCGGTGTATCGAACTCTTCAGAATTAAACCCAATGAGAATTTTATGTTGACCAATAAAATCTCTAATAGCTTCTTCATTACCGCGCACTAAGTCACCAATGTATCGGTCAAACTTATAACTGTACATACCAATCCATTTACACTTGGCATATTTAACATAGTCTTCAAAGTTTGTTCTTATATCTACTGGTCTACCGTCTGGATATGATGAGCATGTCTCTATATCGAAAACAATTCCTTCTTTTTTTATATCTTCTATTGTTGGTTGGTCCATATTATTTCCTCCATTATTGCCTGAACTACGTTGACTGTGACAGCGTTCCCCATTTGTTTGTACCTTTGTGTGTCGCTCATCATCTTACCATTATCTAGTTCAACTAAAGTCCAGTTGTCCTTAAATCCTTGTAATCGTTCACACTCTACAGGTGTCAGCTTACGAATACTAACTCCTTCTCTTATGCCGCCTGTGTTCATACTGTCTACAGTAAAAGCATAATCTCCTTCTATTTGTTTCTGATTACGATTAAGAAACTTTAAAGGAACTCTTTGTGCTACCATTTGTCTTCTTCCTTTATCTAGTCGGTTTGTTCCTTTGTGATAGTTGGCATCAAGGCTATACAAGACTTCTCGTCCAGTTTCAAGAGTATTTTGTTTGTTGCCTCTGTAGAGAGGAAATACTTTTGTTCGACCTCGCTCTCTAACACCTCCGATAATGAACACTCGCTCCCTGTTTTGTGGAACTCCGAAGTACCTTGAATTAAGAACTCCCCATTCAACATTGTACCCCAATTCTTGAAGCGTACTGATGATTGTAAGGAAAGTTTTCCCTTTGTCGTGACTGAGTAAGCCTTTGACGTTTTCAAGCACACAATACTCAGGTCTTTTAGCTTTAAGGACTCTCGCAATTTCGAAGAACATAGTTCCTCGGGTATCGTCAAACCCTCTTCTATTACCCGCGATACTGAATGCTTGGCAAGGAAAGCCTCCCACGAGCATATCAAAGTCTGGTAATTCTTCTGTATTAATCTTTGTTGCATCTCCATAGTTTTTGACTCCACTAAATCTTTTTTTGAGAACTTGACTGCTGTACTTGTCCCATTCACAAACGCCAACACATATGGGCTTTCTGAACCTGTCAAAGTCGGCATTATACCTTTGGTGCTGTAGAGTCTCTTCGTCATCTCGTAAGACTGCTCTTTCTCCTCTATCTCCGTTACTGTTTTGTCGTAAGTCGTTGGAAATTTCAGTATTTGTTTTAATTGCATCCAAACTTTTGGACTCGGAACTGCACGACTCTTGTCCGTTCGAAAATAATGCTCTACTTGAGTAATCGGCAGATTTAATTGTTGAGCTATCTCTTTGTTCGTTCCTTTCTTGTACTCCCTCAAGAATTGATTTATCTCCACAGGAGTGTCGTGAATTCTTTTCTTCACTGTTAAAGGCATATCCATAATCTTTATTATCTTCATCTGTACCTCCAACACAAGAGGGAGATTTCCATGAGTTTCTTTTCTCAGTGTCGGTACTATTATTGTTGTTTTTAATATTTTCTTCACCCTTCCTTGAGGGTCTACTATCATGTGCTTGTTGTATTGCAATTTCAAATCCTCCTACTCCACTGAACATACTAAAAAATTTCATTCTTTTACCTCTACGTTGTGCTCCTGATTTTTAAAAGCATTTATTCGTGACACGCTGTGCCCGTGAGTGTGTGACCCACCGTCTAAAAAGTCGTGGTACACAGCTTCTTTGTCTTTAAACAATCGAAGCACTCTACCGAGGGTTTGAATACTTTTTACATCACCCGCATTAGCCGCGGCGTTAATAATAACCTCTAAATCAGGTATATCAATTCCTTCTGCAGCGATTGATTGTGTGATAATAAGCGTACCCCAATTACATTTAATAAACTCATCAAATATACTCTTTCTAGTTATACTTGGCAAACTACCATGAATAAACCGACAACCTAAAGTTTTGCTCAACAACTCACCGTGTTTGATGTGTTTAACTAATATAATTTTTTTCTTATCGAGCGTTTGCATATGAATAGTGTTAATAAGGTTGTTTCTATTATCGTTCTCTGTCACACTCACTCGGTAATCGTCGGGATAATTATCCCCCGCAGTGCTCTCTACCTTATGAAATACTATTTTAGGTTTAGTTAAGTACCCGGCATCAATAAGTTCTTTAGTTGACACTTCATAAATTACTGGACCAATAAGGCCGAACAATATCGGTTCTTTTTTATCATCACGAAACGGTGTGGCGGTAAGACCAAGACGATAATTAGCATGCACTAACAAACCTAGCATTTTTTGATAACTTTCTGCAGCGCCTTTATGGTACTCATCAACAACAACAAAATTAATATTGTTAAAAAATTCTGTTAGCTCTGACTTTTTGCTCATCAGACTTTGTATGGTTGCAATAGTAACCGGGTGTTGTGTTTCACAAACCCCTGCACTAATAGTACCTACTTTAAATGGTAAATTTTCTTCCATAACTTTTTTTGTTTGGGCTACTAATTCTTTGCGGTCACAAATCCATAAAGTTTGTTTTTGTAAAATTTTTATGATGTCTACAGCTGTTCTGGTCTTCCCTGAACCTGTTGGTAGTTGAATAATCCCTCGTTCTTTTTCTAAAAAAACCTTACGAGCTTCAATTTGGTAAGGTCGGTCAGCAACAGCATAAAAATCATTATCATATTCTGGTAGGATTTTATTCACAATAGTTAAGTCTCGACAGTCTTTTTCTATAATATCAACAGCGTACTTGTAATGTGTTCTCCAATCATTAATAATTTTCTTAACCGTATCAAGTAACCCTATCGGAAAACAATGTAAACGTTTATTGTACAAGTGTATTGTTCCCACATCTTTAATATCAATGTAACCTCGCGCGTATTTTTTAGCGTTCTGTTGCATGAAATATTTATCTTTCAAATCAAACTTTGTTTGTCGGTCAATACCTTCTTCTAAAACATTATCAAGGTCACCACTTAATTCATAATAACTACCCATGTTTGTTATAGTAATTTTTTTGTTAGGCGAAGCCATCCGTTTTCCTACTTCTTGAATACAAAGGTCTAAGTGTGAGTTAAAAGGGTTCTTCCAGTCACCAGGGCCATATTTAGTAATATCATTCCCCCAAGTGTTAACGTTATTAATGAAAGTGTCCAAATCATTTTTGAATTTTAAAATATCTTGTTCAGTAAACACATCTTCAAAAACCTTTCCTGTCTTTAAATAAATCCATCTACAAGTAGGAAATATTTTATGTTCACGGTAAGTCATAAAACTATAAAACAACCGTTGGTCTTTATGCATAGCATCGCTGCACTGGCTGTTTGTTTTCCAATCAAGAATAATAACATCCCCGTTTCTGGTTACAATATGGACATCATAAAAACCTTTTAATGTTTCTTCACCGTACTGCTGCACTACAGGTAATTCTGTAGTAATAGTTTTTATACTTCCTAAGGTTGATAAATACTGCACTGCTCTCTCGTACATTTTTAGATATTTTTGTTTATCCAACTTTTTATTATAAAAACCAGTTTGTCCATCAATGTTATAGTTTTTCCAGTGTTGTTCAAATGTAGATTCTCCTTTGTTAATATAATCTTCAATAGCATTATGTACAACACTTCCCGCGTCACCATACACACTGTTAACAGGGTTTGTTGGTTTTGTTTTTATTACTTTGTTAAAATAGAATTGTAAAGGTGATTGTTTGTATTGTGAGTACGTTGAATATGATATGTTTCCTCTCATAGTTTTACTCCACATTCTGGACATTTTTGTTTGTTAGTTGATATAATAGCTTTACACTTGTTACATTTAACTTTTCTAACTTCGTTTATTTTTGTTATTCCTTCATACGTTTGCATTTTATAGACCTCACACTAAGTAAATTTGATAAAAGAAAAAATAAAAAGCGAGTGTAACATTCCTCTTATCCATGTTACACCCTTTTGTCAAGAAGCTATCTTGACGCACTTATTGGATTCCTATAAGAATTCAGCTGGCATATTCTTTTTAACAGTCCCTTCTTTACGTTGTGTTTCAGGGTTCCAGTTATCGTACTCTTTAGCCATAATTTTAACTTTAGGCTTAGAAGATAACAATGCAATAAAGTCACCAAATAATAAATCTTTAGGTTCTACTCCTTTACTTTTTGCAACAGTTTCCCACAGTAAGTTACTTTGGCTTGTTCCACCAGAGTACCAGAATTGTGGTGCGCTTAAACTACCGTCTTTTTGTACGAACTGTTTTACACCAGAAATGTTTTCATAATTATGAATACCATCATCGTTTACAGATGCATACGTGATTTTTGTTTTTACGTTGTAGTACTGTGCTTTAGCACCTTTACTTGGTTTGTCGTTTTCAGAAACTCCGAACACTTGGAAGTTGGTAATGATATCTTCTTTACCGTCAAGGTTTGGCCTAGTGTAGCTTATTTTATCGCTTGGTGCTACATTAGCGTACTGTGTTAAATCAAGTTCTGCATTACTTGCAACAGTGTTTGGTACTTCTTTGTTTTCTTGCTCCATTTGAGCGAATGTGTTTTCTTCAGTCATTTTTGTTTTCCTCGTTTACTAAATTTTTTAAGTAATAAAAGTAAATATATATGTTATATAAACCTTTCTATTTAACCATATAATCAGGAAGTTTACAGTAAGAATTATTCCTGTGTAGTTCATAAAAAGGACAACGGTTATCATCAACCAAACAGTAAGCATACAAGTGTTTAGTTGCAGGGTTAGCTTGCATCTTTTCAAAATCCTCGCTCATTATGTGTTGTCTGTAATGAAGCGTTCCTTCAAACTCGCAATGAGCATCTTCTAATATGTTATCAATGCTCATTTTTCAGGATACCATTCTAAAACCCAGCCTCTTATATCTTCAACATGGTCGTTAATAGCTTTCTCAATAGTTAATGCTGATGTCAAAGGAGTTAACCTTTTCAAAAAGTCTTCATCTAAATAGACCACCTTTTGTTTAAAACAACTAAGATTTAGTTCTCGAGCCAACACTTTAAAATTACCATCGTGACATGTGAGTTTTTCTAGTTTATACAATCTTCCTCTACGGAAAAAAGGGCCTTTATCTTTAATTTGAAAAACTTCGGGCACAGGAGAAATAGTCAACAAATACCCATATCGGTCATGATACTTTTTATACATATCGTCAGCCTTCTTTTTTTCTTTATCTAAATGTTTTATTCTTTTAATTAATTCTTTCATTCTCTGTCACTCCGTCTTTCCAAAATTTAGTTTTACGTAAATATTGTTCTTTACGTTTATCATCCCAACCGCTCATGCTTAAACCTAAAAGAAAAGGGCCTATAACTAAACCTAAGATTCTAACAAACAAACTATAATCACTATACCACAAATAAAAACCAATATTAATAATAACTATAATAAATACATTAATCACGAACTGTTTATGCCTATTCATCCTTCATCCTCCTTTTTATCATGGTTCATGAAAATAACAAAAGCACGTTTAGTACCAACACTAACAAAACCATAACGGTTATTTCTCATAGTGTCTGGTTCGTAATGCACGCTCTTCTTAGTGATATAAAAGACAGAGGATTCTAAAGCCTCACCTTCATTGGAATCTATAGATATTTTATTTCCCCATAACACATATTTTGAAGGATTGCCTTTGTGGTCTATAAGTAGGTAATGTTCACAGCCGTAATCTTTCAAAGACCAATTAATCTTGTGTAATGCGTCTTCCAATATTTCTTTAGAGTTCATTCTTCAATCCTCCGAACCAAGTTCTTTAAGTAAATTAAAACTAAACTCCTCGACAGGGTCGTTGAACATTGTAACCATAGTATTTAACTTCACTCTCATTATGGCTTCTCGTACCTTTTGTTTACTAATTAAATCATCATAAACATCTTTGTCAATAACCATCTCGTGGTCTCTAATAAATATTTGTCTCATACTAAATCACCAAATCGGTCATTAACTATTTCTTTAAAATCTCTTTCGCAAACTTGTGTACCGTTTTCAGTATAAAGCTCTTCAATATCTTTTAGTATTAAATCTCTACACTTAATGGTTACATCATTAGTATAAGCTAATTCTCCTTTTACCGGTGCAGTAATGTTATCTGCTAAGCTCCAGTCTTTCTCTTCCTCGTAAACTTCCCAATCATCAGCATCCAACAAAGCAGTATTTAACCAAGCCTTGTCACCTAACTCTTCATAATAATAGGGGAAAGCAAACTCAATATAAGTACCATCCTTCCAAGTACTTGACTTAACTTTCTTACCTAAACGTTCAGCTTGATAACGAGCCCAAGCCCAAGTTCCTTCTTTTACGGTTCCTTTAATTTTATCCATATTATTTTACCTCTTGTTGATTAATGAAAGTGGCAGGATTCGAACCTGATTGGAAATAGACAATACACAATAAGCTGCACCGCAACACCAATAGCTACGATGTTTAGTTTTTGCCTCACATTCACAAATTACACACTTCATTTTCTATTTTACCTCTTATTTCTTTGGTTTGTTGCGAAGTTGTTGTTTCATTATTTCTTCAGCAAAAAAACCACTTGCTGCACTAGCACCTAGTTTCTCTGTTTCTTTAACTTTGAAAGTATCTTTAAGCCAATTACTAATCAGCCGTTCTTTAATTTTCCAGTATTGATTACTAGTAATTTTCTTTTTGCGAAGATTAGAGAGATTCTCTTGCATCGCTTCTTCGTGAGCAAACTCTCTGCGCATCTCTTCGCTTTCAATGTAATGTACAGGTTCTCCTGCAATCATATCCGTTACAATGATATTTTTAGACATTTTATTTTACCTTTTGCTTATAATTTTAGGTTTAATAGTTTGTCTAGTGAAGAATCGTTCCACCCAATAAACAAACCTTCCTAACCAATTATGTTGAACAGTGTTAATTATAGAAGTTCCATCAACATAAACAGTGATAGTTTCTCCCATTAAGTCTGAACGTTGAACAACATCTATATAATTATATTTGTTCTTCTTGTGTTGGTCAGTACTTACGTGAAAACTTATTGTTCTATTCATTTTCTAACTCCTTGGCTTGTTCAAAAGTCAACCCATAAACCTTACTACCAGGGCTCTTTATCGCTGCTCGTAAACAACAATCATGGCACTTACCCGAAACACCACAATAGTCAGTAGTCTTTTCTCCGCATTGTGAACAGTTAGTTTCGGTTTTCATTTTGTATTGTTTTTGTTAAATCTGCCTGTTTGTTAGTAGTACTTTTACTGTTTAATTTGTTCTTATTAGCAGTTTTGGTTGAAAATACTAATAGTAAAATTTACTTTATAGCGATTACGTCTATCGCTTCCGTCTTTCCAAAACTTTGTTTTTTTAAGATAATGAGATTTTCTTTTATCATCCCAACTACTCATACGATTAATATTATCAGCCCTATCGCACAATTTAATTATAATGGCATCAGCACTTTTTAACCGAGGAAAATAATAACCATAAGCATCATAAGTACCTTCATGAGTAACTTCCATAACCAAATTGGCAACTTCTTTATTAAAATATTCAACAAGCTCTTCGTAAGTCGTATCTGTATCTTCAATAGTGTCGTGTAAGTATGCTGCAGCAATAACATTTTCTTTATCAGTTATTTGTTGAACTGCACTAGCAACACGCAAACAATGTTCTACGTAAGGATTACCATCATCATCTTTTTGTTCTAAATGTTTCTCTTGAGCAAAATGTAATGCTCTCAACTCAAAATTATCAATATTTTTTAATTCTTCCATTTCTATTTTACCTTTTATTTCTCCAGTATAGCGATTACGTAAATCATTTTCTATAAAATCCTGATTCTTTAAGACAGTAACTACACCAATCAATAGGTTTTGCAGGTGTTTTGCATTCTCTTGTTTCTCTGCCACAATTAGCACAGGAAGTTTTGTATTTTCTTCATTTTATTTTTGCCCACCCGCGTTTGCCGCACTTTTTACATTGTATTACATGCAAGTCTTGTAGTTTAATTAGTCTGCTTTTCTTGTCTTGTGGTCTTTTTTCCCACACGTAACTGAACTCTTGAAATTCTTTACAACTTCTACAGTAAAACTTGTGGTTAACTTTTCCTCTTGGATGAGTTTTGTAATGAGGTCTTGTAACTGTTGTTATGAGTTCTCTTATGATATTTCTTGACATACTATTAGGTGTTATATATAGTATATAAACCTGTTGTTTTTAATTATTTAGTAACAACATATTTAACACCACGCCACACCTTCTTCAACTCAGACAAACCACCACCAGCTATCACTCGCTTAGTAACATATGACACAGGATAGTTGTTTAAAACAGCGTTAGCCTGTTTGTTAGACTGCACCTTCAAACTGTTCTCTTCACAGTACTGAACGTACAACTGCCGCATGTCCTCAACCAACACAAAATCGTCAGGCTTACACGTAATATCCAAACAGTCTTCTACAAAACTATACATACTGCTGCTCTTACGCATCCAATATTTCTTTACCTTAGCATTGCTTGCACTCTGGCTGAACTTTTTGTTCTCACGTAAACGATGCAAACCAAGAATAGACCAGTTAAGCAAACCAGATAATTCTCCAGGAGTAAACAAGGTATCCTTAATATCAGGATTAGCAACCTTATATACCCCAGTTGCTAAATCTTTTTGAGACAACCTGCTGTACTCGTTATTTTTTAAGAACTTGTAAGGAAAATCTATAATACACCATCGTGTAAAAAACCCGTCACTCTCATCGTCAGTGTCAGGGATGTTGTTGGCAGCAAAAATAAACTTAGCGTAATTACGGAACTTAACAGGGGTTAAGAACTTACGACTGGCTTGTACTTCGTCTCCAGCCACAAGTTTCTTAAACTGTGTGGTTTCAGTGATAGCCCCCTTACCAATGTCAGCGTTGCTGTTAATCATCTTACCAAATATTTCACTAGCACTAAACTTATCATTGTCAAGCTCTTGCAACCCAATGTTACTGATATTTTCTTTACCAATCATTTCTTCAAGAATGTCGATGTACACACTTTTACCGTTATCACCATTACCACTAAGCAAAAAAGCTTTTTTGTAACGGTTAGTTTTCCATAAACAGTACCCAAAAAACTCTTGAGTTAGGTTTATGTTCTCCACATCATCTAAGGTGCTAGTAAAAAAATCAAGTATAGCGGGGCACCTAGCCTCTGGGTCATACAAAATAGGTAATTTGTTAAAGAAAATATTATCAGGAGTAAAATCTGAAAGTTCAAGAGTCATGATGTTAAGAATACCATTCTCCACAGGAATAAGATTTTCATACACACAATTAAAGAACTGCTGTTCATCAATCATAGTGTCCTGCATAATCTTTTCAAGAATAATATTAGCACCGGTTACCGTGTAATATTCCTTCATTAAACCACGCACGTACTGTGTAATATAACTTTTACCATGAGGAACATAAACACCTTTGTTATATATCCAAATCTCGTTACGCTGGTCATTACGAATTGTCTTCACATAATTGTTACTAAGAAACTGCTGCACAATATATTCACTATAGTCAGCCTTACTTTTCTTTTTAGCCATCATATAAGCCTTTTTCTGGACTTTCTCTGGAACACCTACTTTGGTAGCCAATTTGGTTTTAATCTCGTTAAATGTATATTGCTGTGCGTCCTCTTGGCTGTAATATCGCTGTGCTAAATCAAACATACTCCCCATAGTGTGGCAATGATAACATGAGTACCCATGGTCATGGGGTTTGAAACAGCGACCAGACTCACTATCATGGAAAGGACATTCACAATTAGCACCACGGGCAACACTTATACCCCAGTCTTGTAACAGGTCATAGACTGTTAACCGAGATTTAATATAAGCAATAATGGGGTCACTCTCTTCATCCTCAACAGTTTTGGTGTTTGATTTACGTTTAGTACCAGTGAACTCATTGGTACTAAACTCACTATTAGGCACTAGCGATAAGAGGTATTCTTTAAGCTCATTACCATTAACAAGAGAAATAGGGTTGTCTTGAGCTACATGGTAGCTACGGTCAGGCAGAGTTTCAAGCACACTATTAGGACCAAGGGTTTGGCTGTAAGTCTCTTTAGAAGTAACACTTTTAATATCACACTGTCTGATTACCGAGTCATTATGTTTACTGTCTATACTAAAACTTGGTAAGGGTTCTTGTGTGTAGAAATAGAAATGCATTAGTTGTTTGTTGGCTGTACGTACACCAAACGTGTTTTTGAATAAATCTTTATCACTAAGAATGTCTTCAAACTCTTTAGTGTCACAGTCAATGATTACTAAATTTTTATATCCGCATAGTACGCCATATTTCTTATCTTCAGGAAATTTGGTGTTGAATTCTTGCATGGAATAATGGTTTGTTGTGTTCCAACCGATTTCTAAGGGCATCTTTAATTTTTTAGAATCGGTGGTTGGTGTTATTCTTACAAATCTGTGTTCTTTTAATTGCTCTGGAAATTCCATTTTATACCTCACATCCTGTTACCAAAGTAACCAGTGTTTTTGTTTAGTAATAGCAGATTTATATATGTTTTGGTTTGTTACCAAAAATACCAAAAAACTAAGGTTTTGTACTCCTACTCACAGTTTTTATATAAAGGAATACAACGTATATTGTGTAATATATATACTATACTATATAAATTTAAGAAAATGTGTAGAAAAAAGATAATCCTTTATATAGTAACAATAGATAGAAGTTGAAACCACCGGTTTTTTGGTTACTTTGGTAACATTTATATAAAGTATATAAGAATAGCGATAAACGAAAGGTTTATATAGTATATATAACTAAAAAGACTGGGTATGTGGGAAAAGACTAATTTCTGACTCACCTCTGATTTTAAACCCTTCACATCTCCACATACCCAAATTTATGCAAAGGTTTATATATCATATATAATATCTATAATACAATGGCAAACAAAATAATCGCAATCAGTCCAAAACCAGAAACTGTCGAAAACCTACAAAACCAAGGCATAAACAGAACATGGTTCTTCAACCAAGCATACAGTGCTATGCAACGAGGAGAATGGACGTACCAGCATAATAAGACAGAATAGTTTAGTGAGGTATTACAGTGAATGAACAAAACCTTATACCATTCAACAAAATGAGCCCTGAAAAGCATAAAGCAATAGCTGCTCGTGGTGGTAGAAATAAAGGTGTAAATCATGCAATCTCATCTAAAATTACTTGGATGAAGAAACGTGGTGACCTCGGTGATGTAGACAGCAGACACATGTATGAGCTGATGACTAACCCTGATGTTAGTTCTCTTGATATTCAGAAACATATTAAGCGGCTTGAAGAGATTGCTCATGAGTCTGGGAGTCCTAGTGCTATTGAGAAGGTTGCTAAGCTTGCTATTGATTGGCATAAGATGCACCACGGTGATAAGAAGAAGATTGATGTTCGTAGTGTGTCTTATAATTTTAATGAGCCTATGAGTAATGATGAAATGAAGCAAATTATGGGAGAGGATTTTGAATGAGTCTTGATGACTATTTAGAAGACGCTGTAAATAACACTACCCATAACAGACATCAAGCTATAGTTCATGGTGCAGAACTTAGATACATAAAATTTTTGACAACATTGTACACTCCTAGAGTAAAGTCAGAGCATGACTTTTTTTGGGAGTTGTTTGATGAACACCACGAAGAATATACTGCTTTGTGTAAAACTTATGATAAGGTTAAAGCACAATCACACGCTTTGCGTGATACTACTATACGTGCTGCCACCGTTTATTATAATATGGAGTTGAAAGAAAATGAATAAGAAAACAGAACGTTTATATAAAAGTTATTGTGTATTTTTTATTAACCCAGAGACAAGGATAGTTTAGGGAACCGAGCCTGAGGGCGCGTGAAACGAATAAGCTATAGTCGCAGTACAACTCTCCCTTCGACGGTAAGTGCCAGCTTTTGAGTCGACAGTGGACCGTAGAAGAATGTTGTATTGTCCCTTGCTGGAGTGTACGTACAGGGTTGTACCGCCCTCGGTCCGAACCGTAAACGGTACGCTTTATCATAGTCGCAGCGGATAAAACCGTGAATGGTTAGTTCACCGAGACCCAAAGAACTACAAGGGCAAGTGTGATGTCCTTAAGAAGGGAAAGAGAACTAACCAGCAAAATTACCTAAACTTTCTGGTCAGTACAATCAAACCTCTTTTCCTTCAATCACACACTTTAATGGACTGATAGTGTAGTGGCCTATCACGGACGATGCATCGTCAAACAGACAGTCAGACGTTGGTTCAAATCCAACTCAGTCCAAACCTTTAATGGAGCAGAGGGCGGAGAGGAAAGCCGCAAAGACAATAGGTTCATCCAAAGTCATATGGGAATTTGGAGAAGAGACGTAAGGTTTTAATAGACCGTTTAGAGTTTTGCAAAGACGTTTGTGTTTCAGGTTCAAATCCTGTCTGCTCCTTTTTTTATTTATTGGTTGTGTGAGGTAATATAAAATAACAAAATTAACAGTAAAACACTGCGAAGATTTAATGCGACGCAGAGACATAGACAAAATAAAAGTAAGACACTTTTTACACACACAGTTTGCTAGACCACAAAACTTCGAAGTATTCTGTAGATTCTGTCTACCAAAAGCGTTCACTAAACCATTCGCATCATTTCACAAGGAAATAGGAACAGAATTCTTAAAACCCGGTAACAGTGTAGTGGCCGCACCACGAGGCCATGGTAAAAGTACACTAGTAGGTCTAGGCTTCGTACTATGGAACATCCTATACAAAAAATGTAACTACCTGCTATACATATCACAAAATCACAGCAAAACAGTACAATTTCTCGAACCAATAAGAAACGAGCTAAAGAATAACAAAAGAATACACTTCATATACGGAGAACCAAAAACAAACAATGCTTTTGATGAAGAAGGAAAGAATCGAGAAGACGTGTTTGATGTTGGAGCAATTAGAGTACAAGGTCTTAGTTTCGAAAAGAACCCAAGGGGTCTAAAACACGGTAACCAGCGACCAGACTTAGTAATAGCAGACGATATAGAAGACGACCAGAGAGTACTCAATCCTGAACTGCGCATGAAAGACCAAGAAAAGTTTGACAAACAAATAATACCTGGTATGGATATTGAAACCGGACGGTTCAAGTTTATTGGAACAATACTTAACATTGACAGCCTACTAGTTAAGAAACTAAGAGTACATGAAGGCCGAACCTACAGAGCATGCGAGTTAGACACCAAAGGAAAAGTATTACCACACACAATCTTATTCCCTGAACTATTTACAGCAGAAAAATTAGAAGAGATTAAACGTATCATGGGAACATCAAGCTTTCAAAGTGAGTATCTTAATAATCCAGTAGACAACGCATCAAGTGTAATCAAAAAAGAATGGATTGTTGATGGTTACGATGAAGAGTTTAGTATGTATGAAGCTAACCATCAACCGTACAAAGCAACATTTCAAGGGGTAGACTTTGCATTCAGTGACCGAGTAACAGCAGACAAGTCGGCATTCATAGGTATTGGTACTGACGGTAAAGATTATGACCTTATCATGTACCGTGAAGAACAAGGGTGGTCACCACGTGCACAGTTTGACCTTATAGAATATAACAGCGGGTTATATAGTTTTAAAGACAACGCCTTAGAAGAAAACAGTATTCGTGCATTAAGCAAGAACATTCTTGAAGAGTACGGGTTCCCTTACACACTTTTTTGGATGGGTGCTACAGACCCAGCACAAAAGAACACGCCGACCATGGACTATGAACGTAAGCGACATACTGTAGGTAAGATTAACATGGTTGACCGGTTGGCTGCTCACTTTGAAGAGAACAGCATTCGTAAACAGTTCGGCGGTCGTCCTCACATTCGTATCCCTTACAAGACAGAAAAAGATAAAGAGTTTGCCCATAAGCTTACTGACCAACTGGTCAGTTGGGCTAAACAGGACGGCAAGTTAGTTGAAGTTGGTGTGCATCCCGATAGTCCTATTGCTCTTGGTCTTGCTTTGGAACGTGCGGAGTTAGAAGTGTTTGAGTCAGCTGGCGGAGTGTTAGAGTTATAATGGGACAAGCAGAAATAGCAACAATACTTGACAACAACCCAGAAAGATTATATAGCACTAAAGAATTAATTGACCTACTAGGGCAATCAAAAGCTTTGGTAAGAAGAAATTTAAGGTCACTGATAAAAAGACGAGAATACTATGTTGTATTGCAATATAAAGAAAATTATCGTTTTAAAGGATACGTACAATTGTACGGGAGAGTAAAAAACAATGGAAGAAAAAACCAACAATGAACCAAAACAAGTAGTACCAACACCGAAAGCTGTTACACCAAAAGCGCCAGTAGAACATGCTGGTCGAGTGAAAAAACATGCTTTAGAAGGATGGGAAGGAACCACTGAACTAATGATGCCTGTAATGTCTAGGCTTAAAAAAAGAGCTGATTTTTTACGAAAAGAAGGCGCATCAAAAACGATTAAGATTCCCATGGGTGCTAACAAGTACCGATTTGAAACTATAAAAGCTAACCGTCGAATAACTAACATTTCTCCAATCTATAAAGATGGTAAAGGATTTATTAGTTACAAAGTCTTAAAAACAGACAAGGACGGTAATGTGGTAACAACACCGGCAACTACACAAACTGCTGATAACGGTAAAGAGTTAGAAGTAGAAAAGAGCCACATTGAAGAAAAAGAAGTTACAGAAACTATTGAACATCGACAACCAATCATGGTAGAAGAGTTCTTTTATTAGGTGAATTATTATGACAGAAGATATAAGTACACGAAGATATGTAAGACAAGGTAGTGAAGTTCTTCTTAAAGAAGACGTGCAACCAAAAAAACTTAGCGACAGAGACATCATTCATTTTGTTAACGATTTTGAAAACAAAATCAAACAAGCTGAAACTGCAATTGAAGAAGCTAAAAAGAACATTGCTTCTATGGAAGAACAGAACGTTATGATTGCTAAAGACCTTAAAGGGTTACGTAGCCATCATAAGTGGGCTAAAGAATTACAAGAGAGTAAAATGAAAGCTCTTATTGACAAAGTTCTGCCAATCCATAAAGAAGTTATTGATGCTAATTATGATGTGAAAGATGACCCTGGGCTTAGTCCTGAACAGAACACCGAAGTGCACAAGTATTCTAAGTTTAGAAGACTACAAGACGCTATTGGTAGAGATAAGGAAGTTGCAGAAAGTATCCATCCCACAATAATTAGTGAAATGGTGTACACAGATTGTGTTATTGATAACCCTTGGGCTTAAGGGTTCTTTTTTTTTTTTTTTTTTTTT